GGTAAGGAAGAGATCCAGACTATTGATGTTTGGGATTCTCTTGGTAGTGTTGATACTACTTCTAGAGATACTGCTATTAAGTATCTAATGAGATATGGTAAGAAGGATGGATTCAATAAGAAGGATCTTATGAAAGCAATCCATTATATTGTTCTTCTTTACCACTTTACACAACCACAAGAAGGTGAACAGAAATGATGATTCATATTATGGGTGAGCATGGATCGAAGCTCACAAGCGTACAACCAGGTGACGTTCAACCAAATGCAGTTGACCTAAGACTTGGTAAAGTGTTTAGAATTCTTCCTAATGTGTGTACTCTATCTGAGAATCAAAAGGGCCATAGAGGTTCTGTAGAGCTTCAACCTGATGAGCAAGGCTTCTGGCATCTTGAGCCAGGTACCTATGAAGTCGTAATGGAGAACATTATCGAGGTTGGTGAAGGCGAAGCTGGCTGGGTGATTACTCGCTCTACTCTAAACCGTAATGGTATCTTCTTGACATCTGGTCTCTACGATTCTGGTTATCATGGTGTCATGGCTGGTGCGATGCATGTTCATTGTGGACAGTTTAGTATTCAGAAGGGTACTAGAATTGGCCAATTCTTATTGTTCAAGGCTGAGAGTTTGCATAAATATGATGGTAGTTATGGCTTGAACAAAGAGCATGATAAAAAGTATGGTGTATGATTTGATTGATTACGATAGTGAGATTCTTTCACAAGAACTTCCACTATTTGATTTCAGTAACCCACCAGTAGACCCTCAAGAGCTTGCAAAGAATCTTCTTGAGACTATGAGACATCATAGGGGTATTGGTCTATCAGCAAACCAGGTTGGACTTCCATATAGAGTATTCGTTATGGAAGGAGATCCACCATTCGCCTGCTTTAATCCAAAGATTGTGGATGTATCAGAAGAGATTGTTTCTCTTCCAGAAGGATGTCTATCGTACCCAGGCGTCAATGTTCCAGTCAAAAGACCAGCTCATATTAGAATAAGATTCTCAGCTCCAGACGGTAATGTTATTACTAAAAAGTTTACTGGCATGACAGCAAGAGTCTTCCAACATGAGTTGGATCACTTACAAGGAGTTAACTTTCTTAGAAAGATGCATCCAGTGCATAAAGAAAAAGCTCTAAGACAGTTGAAGAAGTATACAAGATATTTGAAAAACCAACAGAGGTAATTATAATGAACGTCAAGATTGTTAAGTTAGTGAACGGTGATGAGATCATTTGTGATCTTGAGGAAACAAAGACTAAGCTAAAGGTTAATAAGCCTTTGCTTCTTGCATTCCAGGAGAACCGTCTAGTATTCGTTCCATTCATGCAATATACGACAGCTATGGATGGGTTTGAGCTCCTACCCACAAGTGTATTGTTTGTAACTGATCCAGTTGATTCTCTAATCAACGATTATCAGATGGCTACAAGCCAGATTCTAACCCCACCGCAGGCTGCAACTCCTTCTAAGAAGAAGAGTCTTCTTCGCGCAGTGGAGTAATATAAATGGAAATTAAAATTGAAATCGAGGAGTTGCGTAAACGATCATTGTTTATAGCAACTCCAATGTATGGTGGCCAGTGTCATGGTAACTATACTCGCTCAATGTGCGATCTAACAGCACTTTGTGTTAAGTATGGTATCAACATGAAGGTTTACTATTTGTTTAACGAGTCTCTCATTACTAGAGCACGTAACTATTGTGCTGATGAATTTATGAGAAGTGACTTTACCCACCTAATGTTTATTGACTCTGATATCGGATTTGATCCTAATGATGTTATTACATTGTTGGCTCTTCAGTCTGATGAGTCTCCATATGACATTATTGGTGGTCCATATCCTAAGAAGTGTATCTCTTGGGAAAAGGTTGTCCAAGCAGTTAATAAGGGTGCTGCAGACGAGAACCCAAACCAGCTTGAGCAGTTTGTTGGTGACTATGTCTTCAATCCTGTTGTTGCCAAGGAAGGTCCAACTCAAATTAAGTTGAGTGAGCCAGCTGAGGTACTAGAGATTGGTACTGGCTTTATGATGGTCCGTAAAAAGACTTTCAATAAGTTTAGAGAGACATATCCTTACCAATCCTATAAGCCAGACCATGTCCGTACAGCACACTTCGATGGATCAAGAGAGATCTTCGCATTCTTTGATACACCAATTGATGGTAAGAGAATGTATATGGGTGCTGAGCTAAAGGCGTACTTGGAAGCCAATCCAACTGCTACACCTGATGATATTGTCAACTTTGTCAATAGTCCAGACAATACCATACTCAGACAATATTCGAAGAGATATCTCTCTGAAGACTATATGTTCTGTCAGTGGGTACGAAATATGGACATGAAGGTTTGGTTGTGTCCTTGGATGCAGTTGAACCATACTGGATCTTATACGTTTGGTGGTAGCCTTGCTGCTCTAGCATCTGTTGGTGCTGCTGCTACAGCTGACCTTTCTAAGATCAAGAAATAACTGAGGTATTATATTATGGCATTTGATAAGCAAAAAGTGAAAGCAGTCCTTGTCGAAGTTTCTAATTCGATGACACGAATTGAAGCTGAAAAGGAATTCATCAAGGATGCAATTGATGCTGCATCCAAGATCCATGAGATTCCTAAGAAGACTCTCAACAAGATGGCTAGAGTATTCCACAAGAATAATTACGCCCAAGAGTTGTCTTCCATTGAAGAATTTACTACAATGTACGAGAACATTGTAGGCGATCCTAATAAGTGATAAAGGACATTTTATATTATGAAAATTTCAACACAGACCTTACAGGTCTTGAAGAACTATGCTTCAATTAATCCCAATCTGTTGGTGAAGCCGGGAAGTGTACTAAGCACAATCAGTACAAATAAGAATATATTTGCTAAAGCAAGTGTGACAGAGTCTTTCCCGGCTTCCTTTGCCATCTATGACATGCAACAGTTCTTGGGTGTTGTAAGCATTTTTGAAGATCCTGACTTTACCTTTAATGAGCATTCAGTAACTATTGCTTCTGGCAATAAGTCTATTGAGTATGTGTATACTCAACCCGAAATGGTTGTTGCCCCTTCTGATTCAGTGGCCCAGAAGATTGCTGTTAACAATCCTGAGATTACATTCAATCTTCCTGCCCAGACCCTCAATGAAGTCATTAAGGCTACGAGCATTCTACAACTTGATAAGATCAATGTTGTTACGGAGAATGGTACGGTTAGTGTAGTTGTTGCTGACCCAAAGAATCCTTCATCTAACAAGTTTTCTGTTAGTGTTGAGGGTACTTCTTCAATGGACCTTAGTATGGTCTTTGCTGCCGAGAACTTGAAGTTCATCCAAGGTGACTATAAGGTCAGCATTTCATCGACTGGCATTAGCTCATTTAAGAACGAAAAGCTCAACCTCGAATACTTTGTAATGGCAGATGTTAAGTCTAAGAAGAAGGCTTAATGTATGCTACAAGAAGTATTATGGGTTGAAAAATACCGACCTCGAACTGTCTCTGAATGTATCCTACCACAGGATATAAAGAAGACATTCCAGTCGTTTGTAGATAGTAAGACAATTCCTAATCTACTTCTGACTGGTACTCAAGGCACTGGTAAAACTACTATTGCCAGAGCTCTATGTGAGCAGCTAGAAGCTGACTATATTATTATCAATGGATCTATGAATGGTGGTATTGATACACTACGAAATGAGATCCAGCAATTTGCCAGTACTGTATCGTTCACTGGTAGTAGAAAGATGGTTATCCTCGATGAGGCCGATTATCTTAATGCTCAGTCTACCCAGCCTGCTCTTAGAAACTTTATGGAAGAGTTTTCTAAGAACTGTGGATTCATTCTAACTTGTAACTTCAAGTCTAGAATCATTGAACCACTCCACTCTAGATGTTCTATTGTAGAGTTTAAGATTCCACCTAAAGAGAAGCCTGTACTTGCCAACCAGTTCTATAAAAGAGTGCTTGATATTCTTGGTAAGGAGAATGTTGAATACAATAAGAATGTAGTTGGTGAGTTGATTGCCCGTCACTTCCCTGATTGGCGAAGAGTATTGAATGAGCTCCAGCGATATAGTGTTGGTGGAGTGATTGATTCAGGCATCTTGGTAAACCTATCTGATGAACACTTTACTCAATTGGTCACTATCCTAAAGGATAGAAGATTCAATGATATGAGAAAGTGGGTTGGTGAATCTAATGATGTTGAACCAGCAGTACTATTCAGAAAGATCTATGATGCATTGAATACTATTGCCAAGCCGGCATCTATTCCTCAGGCAATATTGATTCTAGCTGACTATCAGTATAAGGCTGCATTTGTTGCTGATCAGGAGATCAATCTAGTGGCCTGCTTGAGTCAATTGATGGCTGAGGTCGAATACGCATGAATCCGTTCGACTTTCTAAACGCCATCAATTATACCAAGATTGATGTGATATCTACATCGGAAAACCCGGAAAAAGCCGAGAAATTATACAATCCATTTTTAGTTAACCGTGGTTTATCGTATTTCCAGGATACTGTGC